GTCAAAAATCAAATGCCGCTTACCGTCTGCGCTCATCAATCTTGAGTTGACTGCGTTGATTCTGTCTCTGACTGTCGTATGTCTTTCTCTACATTTGACCGAGAACCCTGCGTTTTGCAGGATTGAGAGGTCTGTTCTTCCTCCTGCTGATGTCTTTCTTTGTCTTGCCGCAGGATCGGGGTAAATGCAAATCGGCCTAGCCGGGTAGCGCGTCTTGATTTCATCGACCATCTCATCTGTGTTGGAGCTGTAAATTACGATCTCGTCGATCACTCGGATGTCCGACTTATCACGTATTGAGACCACCGCACTCATGGGGTCAAGGTTGAAATCCATCCCGATATGTAGCATCGAGCCATCATCTACCTGCTTGTTGACTGACTGATCACGCTCAAAGTTGTAGTAGATAATCCCGGAATAATTGACAAACTGAGCGTTATATTCCTGATTAAATGTTCGCTCATCGAGATCACGTTTGGCCGATTCTACCTCTTGAGGCTCGACGTTCCCGCCGTCAATGGTTGTAAACTGAAAGCCTGACCAATCTGAGATTCCGTCAACACCTCTTGTCCATAGGTCATAAAAGTGATTTCTTCCTTTCGGAGTCCCGATGAATAAGGCCCGTGTCTTGTTCCCTTCTGTGTTCCTATCGGAAAGCGATGGTCTAATAACTTCACTCCAAACCTCCGGTCTCATGTCACTAAATTCATCTAGCACTACGAAATCCAGTGATCTACCACGCAGGTTGTCTGGCTTCTCTCCTCCCTTCAGCGATATTGTGGACCCGTTGATTAGGTCAACAGTAAGAGAGGTTTCGTTTGTGCGCCTTATGTATTCTCTTGGAAGGCTACCGATCAGCATATCCCAAGCGATCTCTTTTGCCGCTTTGTAAGTTGGAGCGACATACCAACACATTCTGTCTCGATCTTTGATCGCATTAGTTATTAGCTCGACAGTTGAAAGAAAGGTCTTGCCGAATCTACGTCCTGCAACAACTACCCTAAATCGGGTCTCATCCAGAAATATTTTAGATTGCGGCTTTGTTAGTCTCATCCAACACAACCTCCACAACGGTAGCAGGAATGTCAGTTGCTTCTGATGTCTCCTCGGACCACGAGCCTTGTGTTTTTAGGAAGAAGCAAATAGCAGTGATGTTGCCTTGCATACAGAGGTTAAACAGTTGATCGACCACCTCAGCAATCCTTTCGGCCCTAGCTTTTTTATAGATGCCAGAAACTTCGGGCTGTCTCTTTTCAATCTCCCTGAGAGTGGTTGGCGAAATGCTAAAGAAATCAGCCAGTTGCGACTTTGTTAGCTTTGGCGCTAACTTTTTTAACTGTTGTATTTCTAGTTCGCTAAATGTTCGCGGGGGTCTACCCACCTTCTTTGCCATCTCTCATCCTGATTACCTGTCAGTCAGTGAGCTAATTATACCCTAGAAAATCGTTTAGGAAGTGGGTAATAGATCGCAAAGTATGAACCTTTTGTGCTGATTTTCCGTACGTGAAATCTTCCCCCAATCTGACAAACCTTCCACGGGATACGTTCATGTTCCGCCAGATGTTTACAAAGGGTTAAAGCGGCTTGAGGATCAGTCCTGATGTGATCAATCATTCTGCGTTGAACAATATTCAGCGTACCACGCCTTAAATTGCTCCTTCTCTAGTTCCCCATAAGTGTCGAGGTCTCTAGTAGGGCCACAGAAACGACAAACCTCTTGGCCTTGGTTCAGATGTTCTCTGAGAACTTGATCGCCACAATTCGGGCAAGTAGGGTGCTTAGAGTTCATCGTCATAGTACCCCTTTGGAACGATCCACTCAGGCAAATGATCAGCCAGCAAAGCAAGAATCGCGTTAAAGGCAAAGAAAAACCCGGCTGTGAGCGCCAGAAGAAAAATTGCTGTGTAGTCCATGATTATCCCCCCGGATGGGCGGCTTACGCCGCCACCTCTCTTGTAACATCTGTGTCTGCGAAAGCGAAACCCTCGCCTAAATCTTTCATCATCAAACGGCGACGAATTTGATTGCTCTTTTCGACAGTGACGTTTTCAACGACTGTGATTTCTTCGTCAGAGATTTTGACTAAGCCGATGCGCCCTGCTGAAAGGCAAGACCCTGATGGGCCAGTGATGATGTTCATGATGCGCTGACCTTCAAAGTTAAACACCCAAAGGATTTTTCCAGACTCAGTGACGTAGAACTTTTCAGTGCCGTACTTCTGTTGACGCTTAGCTTCTTTAGCCTGAACATTTTCATATTCTTCATACATTCCATAACCAAGAATTTCTGAAGCCATCTCGACTGCTGTGTTGAAGTCTGAAGCGATTTTGAAGTTGTTCATTGAATATCTCCTTTCTGTCTATCTATTCAATATATGTAGTTTGAGGAAATATCATAGAGATGTCAACATATTTTTATCATTTTTCAACCCCGTCAGCCAGTTACACATAGGGGGTGTTTTTATTGGCTTCTCTTATACTTTTTTCTTTGAAATAAACCTGTCTCACTCGCTCGATGCTGATATCAAATTCACTGGCAATTTCAGCGTACTTGACTCCTGACTCTCGCCTTTCATAAATCTTGGCATTCCGAGTTGACATATAATCTGGATGTCTTAGCAAAATAATCATCTTATTACTCCATTTTTTTTAGACAAAAAGGGTCATTAGAGGACTATTAGGTAACCCACATAAACACTCCATGTCCCAACACAACAATTCATCAGCAATGATTTCTATGGAGGCAATCCATCAGGCTCATAACACCTGCCCACTATTTCTAGTTACCTTGAACGCTGTTTATTCCCGTCCTCAAAGGTTAGCTGTGTTTTACTTGCTTTTTTGTTCTAGTCCACAATGAGAGACTGTAACGGACGGGGATAGACTGAAATGGACATATATGGAATGTAACTGATTAGTTTGCTACACTTTCCCTGTTCCGGAGTGCGGTCAGGGTTTTTTGTCACTGTATCTCAGTCCGGTCTGCTAGGGGCTTTCCACACCCCGTCCGGAACATATTTAATCTAAACTCGTTTTTCCCCTTTGTAAATATATTTTCCATAGTAGGTCTTAGCATCTTGGTAGACTCTGATCGTCTCGATGTCATGACCTGCATCTCTGATTTCTTTGATTCGGGCCGCTAAACGATACACGCCTAGCTTTGTCCAAGCCTCTTTAGGGCCGATTGTTCGATGTTGCTTGAGATAGGTCAGAACTTCATGCGCTTGCGGTGTCATGCGATTCTCCTTGTGGATCAGGTTCAGGTTGCTTAGTTTCAAACAAATGGTGACTGCCACATTCCGGGCAGTGTAAATAAATTTGCTCGTCAGTGGTGAACACGTTCCCACATTCAGAGCATTGCCATTCAATGTTCATCCTACTTGTACCTCGTGTTTTTTTGAGTTTTCTTCAGCCAGCTCTTGAGCCTCATCATAATCGATAGGGCAGGCAACAGATTCATCTGACGATTCTACTGTTGCTGACCCATGAATGAACTCATAAGTGCTCTCTGAAGGTTCTTCTAGCGTAGCTCTAAAATAACTAACTCTTTGCATTTCATAGCTAACCCAGAATTTGCTATCGTTCCGATTCACTGCGAAACATAATTCTAAATTTGACATTGCCTTCCCCTAAAAAGCGGCTTACGCCGCCTCCTTGATCGCTTTGAGCGTTGCTTTAGCAGAGAGGACAAGTCCTCTGCACGATTCCCAATACCCGTTGCGAACGTCTGAATACATCTCTGCGCGGTCAATCAATTCCTGAAATTGATCTCCAAATCCACAAACCCAAACGTGTCGTTTAGTACCGTACTGTTCTTCTCCAACATCGCAGTCGCAGTTTTTACAGTCCTCCCAGAAAACCCGTGGGATTTTCACCATTATCCGATACGGATAACCTTTGTAATCTGTCCTAAATTCCATGAGATACCCCCAGAAAGACGGCTTACGCCGCCACCTTTACTTTTGAAAGTGATTGATACGCTTTGAACCAAGTGTTGCGAGTGGTCAAAATGTAAGTGACTGTATGACCGCCTAAATGAGCATGAGTTTCATCATGCATTGCTTTTGGATTCCCTGCGATCACGCTTACCTCATCAGTCAATGCGTGGCTAGCGTTATAAAGAAAATGCTCACCCTCATTAAAAATGATGCTAATTGTGCCTTCAGGCGCATCGTTTATCGCTTTTTGAACTGTCTCTGTGATTAAAAGCATTGAATTTCTCCTATATGTTTATCAATTCAATATAGATAGTTTAGGGATTCTTCCTAAACCTTGCAAGCATTGTTTTACGTTTTTTCGTAAAAATTGTTTTTATGCGCTTGAGGTAGTCCAGAGAATAATCGACTCGATGATCATGATTTTCCAGCCATTCGACTTTTTCGTGTCCTATGCGCCAGATCAATCCAACTCGATAACCTGCTGACGCGCCTTGCTGAAATCGGTTACATACAACACATTGCGAATGCACATTCCATAAGTGAAATTTCAAGAAGTGTCCAGCCTCAGAACCTCTGCTTAGATAGTGACCTGCGTCAACCTCGCCACCGACCTTTTCATAATTGAGGTATTTTTCACAAGAAATGCAACGATAATCACGGATTCGATCCCTGGCCCTCACATAAGCATTGAAAGCGGCTTGCGCTTCTTTCATCCATTGGCCTCTGGTCTTGAGTTTGGCTTTACGCTCGTTTAGATCGCTCTGTATTGCCTTCTGTCGGGTTTTCTCACCTTTTGGCGAACGAACATACTGCATCAGGCATTCTTGAGAACAGAAAGCCCTGAGATTCGACTGATATATCGATTCAGCAGGGACTTTCCTACGACAAGTGCTACATCTTCGAGTTTTCATCGTGCGGCCACTCTACACTTACGCCTAGACGCTCTGATGTGAATAGGTTCATTTGCTCGTAAAGGCTTTGCATCTGAACTGTTGACAAGTCAGCAGAAGATTCGATGTCAGGGAACATGGCTTTCATCACCGGATGAACCATGTTGTACTTGACCAGTTGTTTGGTTGGCGCGATAGGCACTTTGATAATTGTTCGCATATCTTCATGCCCTGCGTCAGTCAAAGCCTTAGCGAGCAACTCACAGTATTTGTGAAATGCTCGGTTCTGCTGTTTCGTTCTAACCCTTACATCTTCAGACATTTAAGGGCCACGGCTTTCTTAAATAATCGGGAAAATTGAACGCTAGCGGAGTATCGCTTTTGAAATTCCTGACGGTCTCCTCAACCACTTTTGTAGACCGTTTCACCTTGTTCGCTATTACGTGATAACTCATGCCCTCATTGTGTAGCGTCAGAATTTTCTTTTTTTCCTGTTCTGTTACGTACCTTTTGTTCATTTTTTTCACCTATCAATTCTTTGATTATTTTCAATGCCAAATTTAAATGATCTATGCAAGATTTGAGATCGGGCTTTGCCAATTGCAGATCAGCCATTCTCATCGCTCGCCTTGCCTGTTCCTGTTTGTGAAAATGCTGACCTTTCATTTTTTCGGGTTCCTTTTCATATATTCTAAAGTTGAAGTTGTAACGCCATGTTTTTCTGCTAAAACAGGATCAGAGAAACGCCTCCAAGCCTCTTTCCTTTTTTTCTGTTCAGCCAAATCGCGCCTGATCTTTTGCTTCAATTCCTCGCTGATTTTATGCGTCTGCTTTGACTGATCGATGTATGCTTTATTTTCTTTCATATATAATCCTAAGAGCCTCTCGCTCCAATTGAGGTAGCCCCGTTCGCGGGGCTTTTATTAAAACGGTATTTCGTCGTCAATGTTAGGGTCTGGCATTGGCGTTGAAGGTTTTACAGGCTCAATCTTTTGCCTGATCTGATCAGTATGTTGATTTGCTTGAGCTTCTCGCCTAGCTTTCATCTCCGCCTTTTTAGCGTAATATCTTTCACGCTCTTCATCAGTCATCTGACGGGTTTTCATGTTCTCAGAGCCGTCCGGATTCACCCAAATGCTAACCTTTAGCGGCTCCCCCATTACTTCAAGATTTCCGGTCTTGTCGGGCTGGTTAGGGTTAGTCTTTTGATTGTTAGGCCACAATCTGCCCCACCCGTTGTCCTTTGGGTATTGTGTTTTTTGAAACTCTGGCTTTACTGATCCGTTACTGTTCATGCTCCTACCTCAATATCTTTAACCACTTTTTCAATTGTCTTGCAGGCATCAATGACCAAACCATTAAGCTTGCCGATAAATTCCTCATCACGCTCAACTCGTATAATTACGGGCTCCATCATTGGATGAAACGACATAAAATCCCACCACTTGCGTCCAGTGATCCACATACATCCTTGGATTTGAGCAATGTAAATGCTTGGCACTTTTTTGGTTCTCAAATACTGCACATGAGTTGACGGCTTGGGGCATTTAATTTCAATGCCGCCATCATGGTTTATAAGGCCATCAGGCGAAACGCCAGCATCATATTGATCATCCATGATGAATCCTACATCTTGAATATCAACGCCATTTTGAAATTCATACAGGCACTTTGCGTCTACCTCTAATTCTTTGCCTCTGGTCATCCATTCAGTCTCAACGGCAAACGTAGGCTCGCCAGTTAGCTTCTCAGCGATCAATTCGTTGATATAAGTTTCGGCTGTTGACGATGGCTCACCACGGGATGTGATAAGCCGTTTAAAATTAGAGCCAGATGGACAGCCTAATCTGGCCTGAAGCCATTCAGGACTTCCCTGAGTCAGATCGAGAATTCTCACTTTTCTTCCCCTTCTTTTGACTGAAGATTCTCTCGTAGTTTGTCGAGAACTTGCTCTGGTCTACTTTCCTGAGTCTGTCCCCCTTTCCCACTAAGCTCTGA